TCACCTGGCTCAGCCGGTCCGCGACGAGCTTGAACTGGTCCTCGGGCGAGAGGCCGCGCAGGGCAGCGGCTGTGAGGTTCAGCTCGGCGAACGCGTCGGTGGCGGTGGACATCCCGCGCTCGGCGTCATTGATCGAGCGTTGCATGATCCGAACGCCGGTCTCCAAGGTCTCGAGGTCGGCGCCGGACTGCTCCGCGGCGAAGCCGAGTTCCGAGAGCGCCTCGACGCTGAATCCGGTGCGGATGGCCATCTTGTCGAGGGCATCGCCGGTGTTCGAGAAGACCTTCACGCTCGCGGCGAGCGGAGCGAGCACACCTGCGCCGAGTGCGGTGAGCCGCATCCCGACCGCGCGCACACCATCACCGAAGGTCTTCAGTCGCTGCTGGGCGCGACGGAGTCCGGCGGTCAGTTTGTCGCTGACGCCGAGCTCGACGAACGCTCGACCGGCGCGGATGCCGCGGGTGTTGGGAGCACCTCCGGGGGGCATGTCACGACCCCCTCACGCTGTTGCGCCAGAGGGCGGGCAGCTTCGGTCGCTCGCGTTCGAGTGCCGGTGCCATGTAGGACCGTGCCGCGATCTTGACGCGGTGCTGGACGAGCTGGCCCTTACGTCGTCGCAGGATGGTCGTGGTGCCACCGAACTCGAGGACGTTGGGAGCGGTCGAGCTGCGGAAGCCGACGGGTCCGACGACGACCGAGTCACTCCCAGCGTCGTAGCCGAAGAGGATCAGCCGCCGCAGGCTCCCCTCGTGCGAGAACGGCGGGTTGCCCGGCGTGCTGGTTCCCTTGCGGGGGCGGATGCTCGTCCTGGCCGCCTGGCGGATGAACGCGCCTCCCTTGGACAGGGCCTGGCGCTTCGCACGATCGACGGCCCGGATCACCTTCGGCCGGTCGAAGAACATGCTCTTGATCCGCATGTCGATCACGACGGCGTGCCTCCGTTGCCGTGACCGTTGCCGCCCGCAAGGACGCCGCCTTCCTTGAGGCCCTTGTTGAACGACGCCTCCTTCTCCTTGCGGAGTCGCGCCGCACCGATGAAGAGGCCGACGAGTCCGGTCAGCGCCGGAAGCGCCGGTCCAACCACGGGCACACCCGCCAGCGTCGGGCCGACCTCGTCGAGCGCGGCGAGCGTGAGCTGGCTCAGCAGGGCGCGGACGTCGTTGCCGCGCTCGATGCTGGCCTTCCATTGGGCACCGACGCGCTGGGTGTTCTCGAACCACGCGCGGTACTCCGCCTCGGCGTCGTTGAGCGAGGTCCGCGCAGGAAGCCCCGTCGTCTGCTGGATGGCGTTGGGCGTCTTCACCTTGACGATGTCGCCAAGGTCGAAGCCCGCGCAGGCGGCGAGTCCGAGCGAGATCATCACCAGCGCGAAGCCGTAGGCGAGGTGTCGAGTGGAGAGTGCGTTCATGGGGTCGCCTCCTGCGGCGCTGCGGCGTTCCGCAGCGGATCGATGAACACGGACTTGAGGACGCCGACGCCGACGTTGGGAGTTGGCTCGGCGGACTTGGCCGCCGCAAACGGGTCGAAGTCCGACGGCCGGAACGGGCGGCCTTTCTTCGGATCGCGCTGCGTGTTGGCCAGCAGCGCCATCACCGACGCGGTGCGGGACCACGACTCGCGCTGGCGGGCTTCGGCCATCACGAGGAGCTCCCGCAGGGTGAGGTTGCCGGGGTCGACTCCGACGATTCCGGCGCATTGCCAGATGAGCCGGTCGGCCCCCCCGGAAGCGCTTCGAGTTCCGCTGCCGCCTGGGCCAGTGCCAGATCCGCTGCCTGCTCCAGAGCGCCGCTCTCGAGCCTCGCCTCGATCAGGTCGCGTGCCTTGTCCATCACCTTCCTCGTCGCCTCCAGCACCCGCCCGAGATTGCGGCGATCCCTCGGGCTCGGGGAGAAAGACACAAGTTCCTCCAGGAGCGCCGCGGTCGCGTGCTCGATCGCATCGCCCGCCATCGCGCAGCCGAACTCCTCGTCGGTGATCTCGCGCTCGTCGGCCTGCGGCTTGCACACCGCGTAGACGACATCGCAGAGCAGAACGGGGTCGCGGATGAATCGCTCGATGAGGCCGCCGGGATCGTCGACGACCTGCAGGAGGTTCGCGTCCGTCAGCGATCGCACGCGCTTGACGGCGGCGACGTTCACCTCGACGTTCCACGTCCGGCCGGAGTTGTCGTTGAAGGTCTTCATTCGGTGCGTGCTCCTCTCCAGGTCGCGGGATCACTCGAGCCATGTCGGAGCGCTCGCCGAGTAGGTGACCTTGGCGGACACCGAGACGGTGATGGCTTCTTCGAGGGCCTCGTTGCGGCTGAAGTTGGTGATCATGAAGTCGGCCTGGAGCCCCTCGCCGGTGCCGGTCGCGTCGTCGAGCACCTGCAGGCCGATGACGTCGTTGCCGAGGAAGGCATCCTTGATTACGCCGAAGCCGGTATCGGTCGTGTCCCAGACCATCTCCCACTCGACCGTCGCTTCCTTGAGCGTGGCGACGGTGGCGCGCCAGCCGTTGTTGGCGCGTGTGGTGACGTCCGCCTCGCCTGCCTCGAGCGACAGGGTCACGTCCTTGACGTTGGTCAGCTCCACCCACGCCCCGGCACCGCCTTGGCCGCCGACCTTGTAGTAGAGCTTCGCTTCCATGCCGAGCTTGATGGCCATGCGTGTGTCTCCAGAAGGACGTCAGCGGGTGTGCCCGACGACGAGCAGGTTGTGGTTCGATGGGCCGCTCATCTCGAAGCGCGACAGGTCCACGCCTTCGAGCTTGACGGTGGCACCCGCCTGCCACAGGGCCGCAGCGCCGCCGTCGACGCGCAGGCTGATCGCGTTGGCGTTGCGCGAGCTGGCGATGAGCGTTGCGGTCACGATGACCGACGTGTCGGCGAGCCTCGTCCAGCCGCCGAGCGGATCGGTCACGAACGACTTCATGTAGATGCCTGCGCCCATCGGTTACCTCAGCACCCGGTAGGTGACGGTGAGAATGCTGGTGAACTGCCGGTGCTGCTCGAGGTGCTCGGCGGCAACGACCGGCTCCTGTGCGACGCCGACCCACACGGCCTCGGGCACCGTGGGAAGGCGCTCGAAGCGCAGGTGGTCCGCGAGTTCCTCGACGAGGTCGAGCAGCGCGTCGATCTCGGCGTCTTCGTCGCCCGCGCTGCCCGGCGCGGGCGCGAGCCGCTTCTGCACGCCGATGTCGATCAGTGCGTCGTACTGGCTCTGCCGGCGCGAGGCGCCGATGACGGTCAGCGAACGCGGCACGACCGACACACGCAGCGTCTCCAGGTCGGCAAGGTCGAACGTCGGCTGGTGATGGCGCACCGCCGTGACGGCCATCGAGAACGAGCCCGCGTTGAGGCGGTCCACCACGGCATCGGCGATAGCGACGATCGTGCTCATGGGGTGCCTCCCGGCGAGCTTCCGACGTGCTTGGTGTGGATGCGGAGCGTCCGGCGGTACGGGTCGCTGTAGCGGAACGGCGGCTCGCCGCCCGGTGCCATCACCTCGTAGAGCTGCGTGTCCGCGCCGTCGGGATCGCGCACGCGGTCGCCCGCGCGCGGTGTGGTCTCGACGCCAGACAGGACGAGGTCCGTCCGCAGCACGAGGAAGTCGCGCGATTCGAGCTTCTGGACGATTCCCATCCGGTCGACCTGCTCGAAGATGGTTCGACCGATCGTGGCCGGCACCTCGACGGTGTCCGCACCGCGCTCGTAGACCACCGGCCGCGTCATGTGCGCGGTCCGCTGGTCATCCAGCCAGGCCGATCCATGTTCGAGCAAGTCTGCCACGGTCTTGGTGTCTCCGCGATCACTGAACGAGGCGCACGCGGACCTTGGTGTCCGCGTCGGCGGCGGCCTTGGCGACTTTGCCGAGTTGCTTGTTGCCGGACGCCGTGGTCGTCGCACGTAGGTTGACTGCGTCCCAGTAGACGATGACGCCGATGCCGAGCGCCGTGCCGCCGCCGGTTGCCTTGGGCACCTCAAAGACGCCAGTGACTGCAAGCGCGCCGAGCGTGTTGGCCTTGATCGCCAAGCGCGTGATGCCGATCAGATCGCCTTGCACCACGACATCGCCTGCGGCGACATCTGCGCCGGGGGTGTAGTCGATCGCGCTACCTTCCTGAATGAATGTTGCCGTTGGCATTAGTAGTCCTTTCGCCAAAGGAGTTGTCCTTTGCGGTTGCTGTTGGGTTTACGCCTCACCCTTGCTCTTGAGCGCAGCGCGGAAGTCCTGCATGGCCACACCGAAGTCGAAGTAGCCGCGCCACTGCATGCCGAGCGTGTTGAAGTCGGTGTCGCCGCTCTCGATGGTCGGCGTGCGCTTGCCGCGCAGGTATGCGATCTCCAGCGCTGACACGTCCGCCGGATTGGCGAACAAGTACCACGCCTTCGCGCTGCCTCCGGCAATGCCCTGCGCGTTGAGGTACGGGCTGGCAACCGGCTTCCACTTGCCTGCGTGTGGGTTGTTCGAAGGTTTCGGCTTGTTCGCGTCGGTCGTCTCGTTGACGCGCGTTTCGGTCATCAATTGCTGACCGGTCACCTTGAGCGACGTGGGCAGGAGCAGAACCGCCGGCGAGAGCAGAATTGGCTTGCCATCGGTGTCGGTCTGGTCCATGAACGTCTGCTCGCCCTTCGTGAGCGAGTCGATCGACAGCGCGGTGTCCACGCCGGAGATGAAGTTCTTGTTGCCCGCGGAGAAGAAGTTGGACGGGTTCGAGAGCAGAAGCTCGAACACCGCCTCCTCGCGCTTGAGCGCCGACATGCGGCCGATGATGCGGGGAATCTGGAGGAAGGCTCCGAGGTCGTCGTTGATGATCATCTGGCGCGTGAGCGCGATGAGCCGACCGAACGTCTCGACCTTGTTCGAGTACGCCTGCTCGCTGAGCGTCGCGTGCTTCAGCTCACCGTCGGGGCCGACCTTCTCGAAGACGCCGTTGCCGGTGAGGCGATAGCGGGTGACCTCCTTGAAGTCATTGACATCGGTCTCCGAGCAGAAGAACGCGACGACGCTCTCGACGGCCTCGTAGGCCGCAAGCATCGACTTGTTGGCGACGTTGGAGAGAATCCCCGACAGCGAGATGGTCGAGAAACCACCTGCCGCTTGGATTAGCCGCTGGTCGGCATGGAACGCCGCGCGGATCGTGTCGTTGTCCACTCTTCCGGGGCGCACCCAGTCGCCTGCGGCGCGGATGACCTCGTAGAGCAACGTGTGCAGACCGGCGCCTCGCAGCTCGCGCGACAGCGCAGCGTTCATTGTCTTTTCGTCGAACCACTCGCCAACGCGCTTTTCCGCGATGCCCGCCGAGAGACAGAGCGATGCTTCGATGGCACGGTTGGTCACGCCAGCATCCGAGTCGCGGCGCATCCCGTTGATCGATGGACGCTCGGCACGGAGCACTTCGAGTTCGATGCGTGTGGCATCCCAACCCTCAGCGATCGCCTTGGACTCCAGGTCGGCGTGTTTGCCGGCACAGAGTCGGCGCACGTCGATGATGCGCTTGGTCTCGGCAGCGGCGTCGGCACGGAGCTGTGCGATTACGTCGCTGTTGGCGGCAGTCGTTGCGACAACCGTGTCGCCTCCGGGGTGCTCTTCGGCGCCGAAGATGGCCTGCAGGCTGGTCCGCTGGCTGTCATTGAGGTCGGCCAGCGCGAAGCCCTTCGCGGTGAGCCATTGCTCGAAGTTCATGGTCTGGTTCTCCGTAACGTTCTTGTCAGCGACCGCGCCCCCGGAATGGGAAGCCGCGACCTGTGCACTCGTGTTGTCATCCGCGCCCAGCGCGACGAAGCTGATCTCGCCGAGCGCCGCCTTCCTGGCGATGTGGACCGGTCCCTCGAACTCGCGCCCGTTGGCCTGCGCTTTGCGGCCCTTGGGCACGAACTCCACTCGCTCGGCGACTGCCCCCAGCGATGCCTGCCACGGAAAGCCGTTGCGGCTGCTCTCGACGATCTCCTTGGCGACAGGTCCCGCGCCGCTGATCACGCCCGTGACCTGCAAGCTCGAGCCTTGCACGCTGACCGCATCGGTGTGACCGACGATCAGCGAGCGGTTGTGGTCCTTGAGAATGGGCCGGCTCTTGGCGCTTACCTGCAGCCCCGCGAGATCGACCACGACTGGATGCGCCCAGCCCGCGAGCACCATGACGCCGCCCGTGTAGGCGGTCATGTTGAAGCGCCGAATACTTGGACGTTCACCGTCCGCACCAGGCGCAGCCGCTTCGACCGCCGACCAATCGCTGATCGGCGCGCAGAGTTGCAGCGTGCGACGCTTGTTACTCGTCGTCATCGTCGTCCTCCTTGAACGCAGGCACGGCCTGCTCGACGGTCAAGCCGAGTTCGGCCATCAGCGCCATTTCCTTAGCGCGCTGTCGCAGTTCGCTTTCCCAGTCGCGGCCCTGCTTGGCGTATTCGTTGGCGAGCGTGGTCGTATGGCTTGCGAGGCGCGTGGCTTGCGCCGTCGCTTCCTTCGCTGGATCGACGTGCTCGTGGCCGTCCCAAAACCACTGGTGCGGGATTGCTTCATCGCGCGCAACGACCGTGCGAACGGGCAGTGGCAGAAGGTCAGAGACCAGCACCGCCTCGCGCAGCCAGGCCGCGAGGATGCGGTCGAGCACGACGCACGCGATGTGCTCCTGCTCGACGCGGATCGACTTGAAGTACGTCTGGTGGTCGAGGCGACCCGAGGCGTAGTTGTAGCCCGAGGAGTTCCCCGCCGCGACGTTGAACGGCATGTTCAGGCAGCGGGCGATCTCGTTGAGCAGCTCGCGCTTGAACTCGGCGTAGGTCGTCGACGGCTGCTCCGCCTGGACCTGCGCCATCTTCCAGCCGCCGGGCATCGTGAGCAGCGACCGCGCCTCGAGCTCGATCGCGTCCATCGGCTCGACCGATTCGGCCTCGCCGTTGGCGGGCGCATCGGTGTAGAGGATGCCCGCGAAGTCGGCGGCGGTCTCCGCAGCGCCGAGCACCGCGAGCGTGTAGCGGCGGAGCTGCGCGAAGAGCGGCAGCGCGGGCGTGATGTCGGGGATACCGCGCGACTGGCCCGCGCGGTCCACGCGGAAGAAGTGGATCACCGCCTCGGCGGGCACACGGTCGTACTCGAAGCCGAGCGTTGCGCTGCCGGTCCCGCCGGGATGCTCCTTGAGGACGTGGTACTCGACTGGATTCCCGAACTCGTCGAAGGCGATGCCGTCGACGCTGCCGTCGAGGAGCATCAGCAGATCGGGCGTCGTGACCTGATCCGCCTCGACGAGCCGGACGTCGAGCTTGATCGGCGTCGGCAGACGGGGGTTGTCGGTCAGGACGAGGAAGGCCTCGCCGTCCTGCGCCCGGCCCATCCGCATCGTGCGGAGCTTCTCGGGCAGCCGGATCGCCTTGACCCAGCGCATGAACTCGCGCTCGATGCGCTGGTTTGCGTCGCCGTTCTCAGTGAGCAACTGGAGCCGCGGGCCCGTGCCGATGACGTCGTTGGCGAGCGTGAGGACGATGCCACGCGCGTAGGAGTTGTTGGCGACCTCGTAGCGGGCGCGGTTGCGGAGCGTGCGGCGAACCTCGGGCGAAGCGGCTGCGTCGGCGCTCAGGCCGTCGGCGTTGGCCCAGTGGCGGCGGTTGTGGTCATTGGTGACGGCCGAGTCGAATCCGGCGCGCATGACACGGACCACGCGGCCGCCCTTGCTCGGCGCGATCTGCCGCGGCGCGGCGTCGGGCTTCGGCTTGCGCGTGAAGAGTCCGAGCACCTCAGCCGCCCTCCGCGCCAGGGGGGATGAGTCGCGTGAACCGCAGCGCCTTGGCAGGCTTCTTCGCCGCGTCCTTGCTGGCGAGGTAGCGGTCGGCCTCGATCTGGTCCTTCAGCGCGTGCTGCTGGACGCTGCCCGAGTCGCCCTGGACGCGCGACGGTCCGGCCGCGTTGTCGCGGATGGCCTGTTCGAGATCGCTGGGCTTCGGGTCGGGCATCGGGCACTCCACTTCCGGGGGTTCCGGGGGCGACGACCAGATCGGGCGACAACGTGACAGCGCCACGCAGGTATGCAGCCCTGCATGGCGTGCACGTTCTCATCCGTTGCCGGAGTGGAGCGCCTCGGGTGATCAGTCCCAAGGCGGTCGCCCGAACTGGTCGTCTACTGGTTACCTACGCCACGGCGCGGCGAGTTGCGCGGATTCGCGCACGCGGCGCGAAGATCGTTACGCATATGGAACTCGGATCATCGCGACGCCTGCTCGCTGGTGAGAATCCGCCGGCCGCAGTGCCGACACTCCCGCCGCCGAACGAGCCTGCCGCCCCACGCCCGCCGGGTGTAGACCACCCGGAGGTGGGCGCAGCCGCAGGCGGGGCACCGCAGGCCGCGCTGCTCCTCTGGCTTCGGGCTCGGGGCTGCCTTGCCGCTCACGCCTTGGCCCTCCGGAGCTCCGAGAGTCGAACGCGGGGCCGAGCCTCCGGCTTGGCGTCAGTCCCGAAGAGCACGGCGCCCTGCATCGAGGCCGCGACCGCCGCGCCGACAAGACAGTCGAGCCAGTGGTTGTCGGCCCCGCTCAGCCGGAGCTTCCATTCGTCAACCGTGCGCCCGCGACCGGTCGTCTGGACCCGGTACTCGCTGGTCAGGTGGTCGGCGAGCAGCCGATGCGTCTCAGCCGCGCGGCCGAAGAGCGAGAGGCAGCCGGGGTCGCCCATCGGCACCGCGAGGCGGGCGTGCACGAAGCTCTTCCAGTAGTTGCTGTCGAAGAGCGCGTGCCGCACGCCGCGGCGGCCGGTCACCACCGGCACGCGCCAGTTGAGCCCGATCCGCTCGCCGCGCTTGCGCTTGTGCTCTGCGAACGGGATGCTCGATGCGCCGACGTAGCGACCGTGTCCGGGCATCACGATGCCGCCGAAACTCGTCTGTCGGCAGAACTGGTAGACGACGTCCGACGACTGGCCCCAGTTCGCGTCGATCAGGCAGCGCTCAACGCGCACTTCCGAACCGTCGTCGCGCCGCCACGCCCGGCCGATGCGCTCCGCGACCAGCGCCTCGAGGCCCGCGTAGATCGCGCCTTCCTGGCCCGCGCGCGGCAGCGCCGTCTGGAGCGTGGCGCGCGCCTCGCGCAGCGAGAAGTACGCCGCCTTCTGGTCCGGCCACGCGCCGTACTCCACGACGTAGCCGGTGAAGTCGTCCTCCCAAGCAGCGACGAGCCAGAAGAGCAGCTTGCCCTGCACGTCGATGAACATGGTCAACCGCGTGCACGACACCGGTACGACGGCGCGCTGAATGCCGTTGGTCTTCGCCGCGATCTGCTCCGCGGTGAGCAGGTCGTTGTCGGCCGTGACCTCGGGCAGCGGCTCGTTCTGATACTCCGCCCAGAACGACGCTTCGTCCTGGAGGCGAAGGTTCATCGCGTGCTGGATCGCCGATCGCTCGTCGTGGTTGAAGCGTGCGGGCCACGCGACGACCGCGCCCTCATCCATCGCGTCACGGTGGGACTCGTAGAACTCAGTGGCCTCCGCGATGCCGCGATCATTGCGGAGCCCATCGGCGCGCAGCTCGGCGTACCGCGCCCACAGCGCCTCGTCGCTCGGAAACGCGTAGACCATCTTGGTCCGCTCGCCTTGCCACGCGGGGTGCTTGTCGCGGTCGAGCAGCCGATCGGCGAGATCGTCTGGCCGCACCACGGTCAGCGTCATCAGCCCCGCGATCTTCTTGCCCGGTCCCGCGAGACCGAGAATCGCGCCGGCGAGGATTCGTTCGCGCGCAGCGCACTGACTTGGGCTGCGCGCGGACTCGTCCGTCTGCGGATCGTCGATGAGCACGAGCGACGGTCGCACGCTCTGGCCATCGGGGAGCTTGCGCTTCATGCCACGGATGCGCCCGGTGATGCCCGCGACCGCGATGATCGTGCCCGATGCCCGCGAGCCCGCGATCGTCGGCAGCACCATCTCCTTCGCGGTCCATCCGATGTGCGTCGGCTCGCCGTTGTGGAGCTGGCCCGACGCCCGCTGGTGGATTCCTTCGAGGCAGCGGATCGGGTAGCACGCCTCGGGGAAGTCGTCGAGCAGCCGGTCGTTGTTCTCCAGCTCGCTCTTGATGCTCTCCAGCATCGATGCGGCATGCTCCTCGTCGCTTCCGATCAGGCAGACGAACTGCCGCGCGCCGATCAGGATCGCCCAGAGGCACGCGATCTCGCACAGCGTCGTCTTGCCCGAACCTCTGGGCATCGCCATCGCGAAGAGCCCGCCCTCGAGCACTGCCTGCTCGATCTTGGCGATCACCTTCAGGTGGTCGTCCGACCACGGCAGGTGGAACGTCTGCGGGAAGTAGGTGTCGCAGAAGGCCCGGAACGACTTCGAGCAGCGATCCTTCCGCTCGGGATCGCCGACCGGCGGCAGCTCGCCGATGTTGCGGCCCGACAGCGAGAGCGCCGCGGCGCGGGCGCGCTGCCGCTCGCGCTCGGCGTCGTAGCCGCTGAGCGCGTTGTTCTGCGACTCGGGTTTCGGCGCATGGCGGATCGACACGAGCCAGGCGACGTAGCGGAAGAGGTCGACGGTCTTCCCATCCCCGATCCGGAAGCCAGCGCGCGTCCGGTGGCGGTGCAGTTGCCGCTCGCCGATCACCTCGCCCAGCGGGGTCGAGTTGAGCAGGCGGCATGCGTCGCTCGGCTTGAGGTTGCGCGGGTCAATCGTCGCCACGCGCCATCTCCTTCACGAGCCACGCCGCGTAGTGCACGAGGTTGATGCTGCCGTCCGCGTTCGTCGGCGCACCCGCATCGATGTCCGCGCGCAGCATCGCCTCGGTCACCTCGCCGCCGCCAAGGCGCGTGAGCACGCGCGCGGCATCCGCGACAGACAGCGCTGCCGGATTCAGCCGCCCCGGGTCGCCCCCGCCCCCGGAATGGGAAGCCGAGTTAGGCGCGTGTTGGGCCATGTGGCCGTCCTCCGGGAGCACCTTCCGGACCTGCATCCCGCCACGTTTGGCCACCGTGGCGGCCCTCGGCGCGGAGTTGCCCACATTCGTCGAAAGCCCGGCGGATTCCGGCGAAACGGCCTTGATGTTCTTCGCGGCTCACGCCCTTGTGTGTCCAACGCGGGACGCATGCCGCAGCCCGCCAAACACCACGAACGGAGAACGCCATGACGAACGAAGCCAGCCAAACGCCCCGCACCGCGACCAGCGCGTACGCCGCCGCCCGCAACGACATCGCCCGCCTCCTCGACGTCCTCGACATGGAGCTCGCCAAGCACGACGAGCGCGCCAAGGCCGACGAGAAGAACTGGGGCTTCGCGG